CATTAGACCCAAACTCTAAAATGCGCGTATTGCTGTTGGACGAATTAAACAAACTTGCAGTTAATGTTTTTCCATTCAAGTCTAGTTTACCAGCGGTTAAATTGGTTGTGCGGTTTGTGCCGCCAGCAACCCCTGCCGTTAAGTTATCTTGGAGCTGGAAAATAACGTCTGTTGGAGTGGCTGCGGTACTATTGAAGGTAAACGGGTTGTCAAATACAACATTAGCGGTTGTAATAGTCCTTGTCCCCGCTACTGCGCCAGTAAACGTATATCCACTAGTACCCCCCGCTTTAGTCATGTTGGTGGACGCTTTAAAGTTACCATACACGGTAATACTCATATTTTGCGCTTGACCACCGTAGCCTGTGGCGTTTGTGCCATCAGTAAAGTCTAAATCACGAACCGCGCCTGTGTTGGCAGATAAGTTACCGGTGCCAGCGGTAATCCTAAATGAGATGCTGTTGGCCTCAGTAACTGCGCCGGGTGTAAGTACCCTTGCTGATGCGCTGTTATCTGTAAGAATAACCTGTGGGGTTCCAGTTACGGTGCAGGTTGTAGAACCAATCCAAACCGTGCCAATTCCAGACAAACTAATGTTGCCTGTACCAAAAGCCAAAGTGGTTGCGTTAGAAGTATTTGTGTTGAACAGGCCTGTAGTTAATGTTTTTCCATTTAAGTCCAACGTACCGTTGGTTAGCGTAGTAGTGCGAACAGAAGATGCCCCCGCTGGTGATGGCCCCGCAATTAAATTATCTTGAAGCTGCCAAGTGCCGCCTACACCGTTAAAGTTAAAGGGACAATCAAATGCAACAGCAGCCGTTGTTATTGTCTTTGTGCCTGATGTGGCTGCAAAAGTATAACTAGAAGTTCCCGCTGTACGAGTCATCCCGGTTGATGCCTTAAAGTTTCCGTAAACTGTAACTACAGAATTACCTAATGCTCCTGCGTATCCAGTTGGGTTTGTACCGTCAGTAAAATCTAAATCACGAACTGAACCAGCGGTTATGCTTACCGCAGCAGTACCGGCAGTAACTCTAAACGAAATACTGTTAGCTTCTGTGACTGCTGTTGGTGTAATTGTTCTTAACGAAACTGTAGTTGTAGATGTACAAATAATCTGCGGCGTACCGGTGACCGCCATAGTCGTAGCGCCAGTAAATATTGTGCCCACGCTGTTCAGCGAGATGGTGTTTGTGCCAAAAGCAAGCGTACCCGTGAAACCTGTCATGGTTAGGGTCTGAATGTCTGGGCTGATGTCTAGCGTAGCGGTAACTGTACCGGACGCTGCATTGAAAATTGCTGCGTCTCCAGCCCCCGGAACTGTAGCCCCCGCAGGAGTGCCCGTGGCAGAAGTAGACCAGCTAAGAATGCTGTTCCAATTTCCAGAAACACCAGCAGCCCAATAACGGTTTGCCATGATTACGCAATCTGCAGTAGGGCCGTTGTAGCCCCGTTAGTGGGCATAGTCAGGGTAATCGTACCCGCAGTAATTGTTTGGGCTCCAAATGTGTGGACGCTTACGGCCTTGCCGCCTTGGGTGTTGTTGTAGACCAGCACGGAGTCAAAGGCAGTGGATAAAGTGACTGTTGTGTAGACAAAGCTGGCGGTAGGTGTAGTGAATGCTGTGGTTCCTGTAGCCGCCGGGGTGTTCCAGCTGGTGATAGGGATTCCGCCGGGGTTATACCCAGTGCCAGATACCTCACCCGTTGTACTGTACGCTGTAGTACCTGCGCCTAACGTGGCGGTGGTCAGATACAAAGCAGCATAAAAAGTATCTGCGGCGGTACTTGCACGTACAGGGCCAACCCCAAAGTTGTGGGTGCCAGTCAGCAACTGGGTCTTAAAAGAAGTGCACATTGCTTGAGTGTTTGCCACGGGGATTCCTTAGAAAGACGCTGCTATTGCTTCGCCTGTAACTGTGTATTTTTTGAGGGTCACATGCACCGAGCGGTGCACACATTCGTCCAGCAGCCAGTACTCTGACCACTCTACGCGTTCGTTCTCATTTTCCTCTATTCCAGACCGGTGGTCTAGCGCAGAGTCATCCATGTCGCCCTTAGTAGTCGTGACAATCAATTTGAGCTCCTGATAAGCGCCGTAGTTGACGTGTTCTGGGGCATCGTGATGAGGAACGTGGTGGTCGAGGTCTTGTCCGCACCAAAGTCCAGAACCGCTATTGACTTGTTGCTTTTGCTTACGTTGTAGATCAAAGCGCACCGGGCGGTTATAGCGCCGGTCCACGACACGTTGCTAAAGTTTACGTAGGCTATGTACCCCGAAGTATTGATCGTTACCCCGGTAAGTAGCGCCCCGCCCGCCGCGTAAGTGCCGGTAGCGGCCACCTCATTGGCTGAGGCATATACCGTAGTGTCTGCATTCAGGTCTGCATTGGCCGTGTACAGGGCGATCTTGAGCGTATCCGTCAGGAGGTTATGCACCCCTTGATATAGCTCCGCCTTGAACGACGTGGTTTGGGTCTGGACTATGCTCATGCTACGTTTGTCCTAACTTGACCATCACGGTACGCATCCATGCGTTGCTTGCCGTCACCCAGATTTTTGAGCAGCGAGATCGACTGTACGTACATGTTTTGGTACAAGGCAACCAAGTCTTGCTCACCTTTCATAAACCGGATGGCCTCAACCAACGCACCATTAAGCAGTGCGGAGTCAAAGTTGTCCCCCAGCCATGAGGTGCCCGCCGTCACAATAGACTGTGGGTAGTAGTAATAGTGCAGCTCTACGTTGTAGTTGGCGTCGGGTGTGGGCCCTACAATGAACGATAGCTCCGTTACTGCGCCCGACTGCGGGCCAAAGATGGCATAGTGCTTAGGCAGGCCGGTGGCTGTTGGGTTGGGGTACGCCTCACGGATAAAGTTCACGTCTTTGTTCAACGGGTACGAGTAGTTGCCCGAAGCGTCAATGACCGCAAGGGAGTACGTCGACAGGAAGTCATCCGGGCAAGCCAAGTACTTATTGCTAATTGACAGAGCCCCAGTCACGTTCTTGCGCAAGTTGGCCAGCTGAACCGTGTTGTAAATACGCTGCTCAGCCTGTTTCGTGAACATGGCGTACTCATCCGCCGTGAACGTGTTTTCACAGATGTCAGCGATGTTAGTGCACAGTTCAGCGTAGTTCATGGTTTATGCCATTGGGCCCCGAGCCATCAGACCTTTGGTAGCTGCACCAGTACCACGGATTTTAATACCAGAGGTTTCGATAGGCTCGTCTCCAGCGGACTTGCTGATAGCCCCAATGCTCACGTCGTAAGTGTCTAGCTTGCTGCGGTTTGGCTCTATGCCGGGGTTAGCCTCCACGGTCACGGACTTGCCGGACATGGTGTGGGGTTTGGCATAAACGCTGGCGGGACCAACTTCCTTGCCGCCTTTTTTCATACTGTACGCCATAATTAGCCTCGTTTCTGATTGTTTGCGCGAGCCATGTTGCGGCCAACGGCGCGCATAGCTTGGCCAGTTACGCCAGCAGTTTTTGTACCGCCAGCAGTGGCTTTAGCATTTGGGCCGCTGGTAGGAAAGACCTTGGCGTCGGTTTTGCCTTTTTTGGCAATGCCGTCTGCGGATTGTGTGTATGCCATGATTAACTCCTATGAAACCGTTACGGTTACTGTACCAACAATTGCCGTTCCTACCAAGTAGTTTGGAGTAAGTACGGCGTCAAAACTGGATGCTCCGCCAATCGGTTTCCATCCCCACTGAAAGTCTCGGGAGCCCCCGGTAGGGAACCCCGCCACATTAACCCCAGCTTGCACATAGGTAGAGTCCCTGCGCGGCTCTCGCACCGCCTGTGGGTCATCCACAGGAAACATACCTAGTTGCAACTGCGGCTGGTCCGGGTCCCAGCACTGCGGGCAGACCAAGAGATTGTACGTCTTAGTCTTTTTAACTTCCTTTTTCAGCTGCTTTAGTTTGTAGCGTTGTCCACAACGATCGCACTCCGCAATGCTGTTTTTACCGGAAGCGAACCGGTTACTCATTTAGGTGCCTCCGCCGATGAACATCTGACGCGGCACAAACCGAATGGCGGCTTTCTCGCGGTCTTCTCCAGCTGCTAACTCAAAGGCTTCGTCGTACACCTGCTTGAGCATGGGAACCCGGTCCATAGCCTCAGGAAGCTTTAAACCAATGTGATACGCCAAACCTGCGGTCAAGGCAGGCAGGAAACGGAAGTTCACATCAGCAGTGTTTACGCCGGTACCCGCATCGTCGATACGGCGCAGACGCCAGTACTTGAAGACGTAATAGGGTTGGGACACAGTCCCTTGCTCCGGTACTGGCCACACAGTAATCCTAGGGTTATCCCTTAGCCGCTCAATCCAGACTTGGATAGGCCGTGCTTGCTGCAGCTTGTTGGGGATCGTGGCGTACGTGGACACGCTGATACGCGTGATAGTTAGGTCAGACTGAGTGGATACGTTACCTTGGCCCGTGCGGATCACATGCTCCAGCAGGTCGATTGTGTCTGCCGGTAGGTCATATGTGGCTTGACCTTGGATGAGGTTGATGTACCCCTCCTCAATTGTCCACATGTTGATGCCCTTGTTCTGCCACTCGATCGTCATAAGGTTGAACGAACGTCGCGCAGTGCGCAAGTCATAACCCGAACGCATCTCCCGGCCCGCACGCTCCCAAGCCTCTTCAGCGATCTCGGTGAAGTCTAAGTTGAAAGCGGTGGTGCCGGATACAGCCATTATTTCATCCCTTTGAGGGTCTCAGCTAAACGTGCGCGTTGCCCCATTTTACCGGGCTTTTTGGCCGCAGCGGCGAGCTTCTTAGCGGGGATAGGCTTGTCCCCTTTGACACCAAGAGCAGAGCGCAGAGCACCCGGTTTCTTGATAGCGCCTTGAATCCAGTTTTTAGTAGCCATGATTACCTAAACCTCGCTGTTTTCTTTGCAACTGTTTTTGGTTGCGCCACAAACTGCTTACCCGCTGCTTTACCGGCCCGCTTGGCTTTTGTAGTAGCAGCGTATTCCGCAGGACTAAGATTTTTGATGGCGGCTTCCGGCAGATAGCGCTCCCCCGTCTTAGACGACGGCTTTCCACTCTTGGTGCGCCACTTCTGGTCACCCCAATTTTTGAGGGACTGCTGCGGAGCTTTCAATCCCGGTACCCCCCACCTGCAGCCTTGTACTTCTTGGCCACAAGCTGCGCTTTACGGGCTGACCACTGGCCCGCCCCGGTACCCTGCGTTGCCGCTGCTTTAACCTGACTCACAATCCGCTTTCGCATTCCCGGCTTGGTATAGTTGCCTGCGGCGTTCACGCCTCCACCCTCAGCGTACTGAGTGAAGTTGGTATCGTCGCGGCGAGCCTTCTTGACACCGCTAGGCATCTTAGAGGGGGAGATGGCCCCCATACCGCGTGACGCTCTCATTTTGTACGCCCTTTAGGTTTTTTGGCTAAAAACAACTTGTCAACCATCTCTATCCGTTGCGGCTTGGTTGTAACTTTGTTAATGATCCCCAACCGTTTAGGTTTACTCGCATCATAAAACCCAGCCTTCTTCAAAGACTGAGCTACTTGCTTTGGACCCGTTGCCATGATTACTTCTTGCCCTTAGCCATACCGCCACCGCACATCACCATGGTGCCACGGGTCTTACCTTTAGAGGCGATACCATCTGCACGAGACGAAGCGGAGCTAATCGAACCGCCAGAAGCCATCTTCTTGACTAAACCGCCGCGTTTCATAGCCGCACCATATTCGTCCAAGGTGTCTGCGGCACCTTTGCCCAATCGACCCTTAGGCCCTTGAGCCCATGCTTTTTGCGAAGCCGTGGGGTTGGTCACTGGACGGGGGCCGTTCTTGTATGCTTTCAACGCGTCGTTGAACTTAGCCATATCGCCAGTCTTTGGAGAGGCGCGTTCGGCAGACATTGCGCGGTCCAGTGCACCCCGGGCAGCGCTGACAACTTCAGGGGCTTCTTTGGCACCTGCACGGCCTGCGGCAAACTCAGTTAGGCCTTTACCTACAGCTATGCCCCGGCGAGCAGCTTGCATAGCCCCAGAAGTGCCAAACGCATTGCTTGCAGCGGAGAGATTACGTCCTAACTCTGAACTATCAATTGTGTTAGGGCCGGGAGCACTAGGGTTACCAGTTTTACCGGGAATACCAAAGCGGTCACGAGGTTCAGACTCTTTTGATCTGCGCCCTTCGTTGCTGTAGTCTGCACGAGACGGCCCGCTAGGCTTACGGCCCGGGCCCGACATGCGCGAAGGTGCTGCAGAGGCTACAGGAGTGCGGCTGACGGGGCGGCGAGGCATGGTCATCGCTTTAGGGCCAGCCTCGGTATCGAGGTTTTCGCCTTTGTTGGCTTCTTCCATGGCGTCGGGTTCAACCATGGAATCATCTTCGCCGTCGTAGCGTTTGACTTTGTGTTTAGACATTAGCACTTCCCGCCTTTCTTCATCATGATTTGAGTAGCCTTGGTCTTGCCTTTGGAGGCAATGCCGTTAGCCGAGGAACGGAAGGAGCCTGTAGAGCCGCCTTTAGCGTAGCGCGCAGCGCCGCCACCGCTGTCCATGATGCCGTTAGGAGGGATTGTAGGACCGCCGCCAGCTAGCTTGAGCTTGGTGCCCTTGCCGCCCTTGTGTTCTTGCATGTCGTGCTGCTTGAAGGCTTTTTTGACCATGGCTTTGTCTTGCGCCATATCGGTCGAGCCGCCCTCAGCCATTTTCATACCGCCCTTTTTCTTCATCATTGCCATGAAGCCGGGGTTCATTTTAGTAGCCATAGTGTCACCACCTTTAGAAAATTTACGCCCCTTATCGGCTTTGTCAAAGTCCTGCCCCACAGACTGCGGAACGCCTACTTTTTTGGCAAACGCAGGGCTATGCGCTATTGCCGCCATAAAATCGTGCTGCTTTTTTGAGCTACTCGGCATCTTTCTTCTTCCGAATCAGATCAACAAAATTCTTGCCGGTCGCCATCTCTGCGATACGCATCAATGCCAATATCGCTCCTATAAGACCAAACACGGGTGAAATAACCTCAAGGAAAGCCCCAATTGCTGCCAACGGAGCAATGACGTCAATGACGTGTTTAACGGTGTCGTGGTAGTCGTTCATATCAGCACATCCGGCCTTTGGTTTTGCCACGTTGAGCAATACCATCACCACGACGCGAAGCGCCGCCTACAGAGCCGCCAGAGGCAAACTTGGTCTGGGGTTTGCTACGCACCGCACCGCCTTTACGCATAAAATTAGCGTTTGGTGGTGGTGATACTGTAGGCGCGGGCAGGGTTGTGGGCGTATTCATAGGGGGGCCCATTTTAGAAGCTGGCATAGGCTCCCCCATACCGGGCTCAAAGTTAGGAGGTATTGGCGTCATTGGCGCGGGGTTAGGGGGCATGTCGTACCCGGGCTTAGGCGCGGGCTTAGTCACCTCGGGGTTAGGGGGCATCCTAGGCGTCATTGACGGTCTGTTTGCTTTTGCATCTATTAAAGCTTGTTTTGCCGCCATCAGTTGGCTGCGCTCATCTTGCACGTTTTTACGGGCGTCCCGTACAGGCATTGGTTTTTTTGGGGGGGCCATAGGCATGATACTTTTCCTTTAGCATTTCCATCGTGCAAGTGAAGCGGCTTTACGAGTGGGCTTGCCCTTCTCGTCTTTCATTGGGCCGGGCATGCCGGACATACGTGCGCAGAACGAGTTTTTACGAGCCCCACCTTCGGGCTGTGGAGCCTTGAGATTAGAGCCTGTAGCAGCGTTGTACTTAGCACGGCCTTTGGCGGTCAGCCCCGCCCCTTTAGAGGCTGGGAGCTTCTCACCACGACCAATTGCGAGGGAGGGACCTTTTTTCTTAGCCATAGAACACCGTTACGCCGGTTACCGATGCACTCAATGCCAAGTACAACGTGCTGTTGAACTTGATACCTTCGCCGGGGATGTCAAAAGTATACGTATTTGGGTTTGTATTGCTGGCGATATCAATCTCCAACAAAACTGTACCCGACGAGCCGCCATCTTTAAACTGCACGGTAGCAGCGGTACTTGCTGCTGGGCAAATAATCAGCCCCTTCAGACGGGTAGGCCCGTTGAATAGCGTCCCCGCTGCGCTCGCATGCGCTGACTTAACGTCTGTCTGCATCATAGCCAATCTCCTAAAAATGAGGGGCCGAAGCCCCTGAGATCAATTACGCTTGAGACGCGGTCGGGGCTTGCAAGCCGGTGGAGTCAGCCACAACGTACACAACCGTGTACTGCACCGTACCGGCGGTCACAGCAGCCACCGTGGGGGTTAGAGTGGCGATCACTTTAACGTCTGTTGGGCCAATGCCGATGCCAGTGGGGGATACGGTGCTTGCGGCACCAGCCCAGTTCACCAGCTTAGACGCGGCGTTGGTGTTGGCCAGACGGCCCTGCGAAGTGATGTCGGTAGACGCCCAATACAGCGCAGCGGTCGTGCCATCACCCAGCGTCAAGTTGGCAGCAGTGGAGCCTGTAAAGGCAACCAAGGTGTCGATGAAGATGCTGACGATTTGAGCGCCAGCGGGCAGGACGCAGATAGTGTCCGTAGTAGCCGAAGCGGCTTGGCCGGTATAGTCCTTCTTGAAGGTCTGAGAGACAACGGCTGCGCCGATGTTTTCCAATGAGCCAACGGTGGTACCGGTGGTGTTTTTAACGGTGCCGAGCAGCCAAGGGCCGAGGTGAGTTGCGAATCCCATGATATGTGTTCCTTACATACAAGATAAGTGCGTCAATCGGTATGTCGTCTGCTGGGGCAGTTTGGCGCACTGGAAGTCCCAGATGGCTTCAATATACACGAAATTTTGGTAGAGTCAAGGCTATGCCCCACAAAGACCCCAAAGCTAAAAAATTTAAGAGCAAGGAGTACTACCAAAACAATAAGGTAAAAATTAAAGCTGCCTCAAAAGTAACGCGCCGTAAGGGTAGGGCACAGTGGAATGCGTACAAAGCAGGGTTGGTATGCTCAGTTTGTGGGTTTGCTCACCCTGCAGTCATTGACTTTCATCATCCACCGGGTACAAAAACATACAGCGTAAATTCTCTAATCAAAAACGGCAACTACGCCCTTGCGTACAAGGAAGCAGCTAAGTGCCTCGTCCTCTGCGCCAACTGCCATCGTATCCACCACTACAATGAAAAAGGGGCCGAAGCCCCTTCCGTTCAAGCTGCTTCCAGCTCGTCTTCTGAGTCGGATTCATCGTCTTCCGACTCAACTTCGTATCCGTCAGCGTCCTCAACCAACAACCATTCGCCGGAAACAATATCAAGCCAGTACCAAGCCTCGTGCTCTTCGTCGTACCAGCACCAGCAATCAGCGTCTTCATCGTATTCGTACTCTTCGCCTTCAACGAAGTGATTGGCAATCTCATCAGGAATATCGATCTCCTCGTCGTCTTCCACCTCTTCGATGTCGGGGTTGCCCAACATTTGCACAGTCTGCAAAAACTTCAGGATGGACTCGGTAGAGTACTCAAAAAAGCCACCGTCGGCCATGTCAACAGCTACAGTAAAAAACATAGAGGTCTCCAAAAATGGGGTACAGCGGGATGCTGCAAAAACATCTTACATGGTTTTTTATGCGGTTTTATTACGCTGTTTTGTTGTTTTTAGACAACAAAAAAAGGCACCCAAAGGTGCCTTTCTCAAAGCCCTAGGGCTTAGGCCGAACCGGGCGATCCAAAGACGCCCAGAGGGTCAGACACGCCGAACGAATAACGCTCGCGGGCCTTGTAGCGGACGTTACCGGTGTCGAAGTCGCCGTCCATGCTGTTGGCCAGCGGAGTACGGACAAAGTGCTTCAAGCCGTTAGGCACGTCAGTCAACAAGAACCAACCGTTTGTATCGGTCAAGAAGTGGTTGACACAGTAGCCTTCAGGGATGGAACCGTTGTTCTTCAAGGCGTTGATATCGTTGTCGGTGGTACCAACGCGCAGTTCTGTTTCCAGCAGGCGGGTAGCGACGAACATCAAAGCAGGAGGAACAACCAGCTTTTTAGGCTTAGCAGCAATCAGCAAACCACGCTCATCAGTCCAAGCGGCGATCTGAATAACAGCGTTTTCCAACGAAGTTTCATTCAAGTCAGCGCCGGTAGATGGGCGGTTGCTGTTGGTGCCACCAGAAACCAGAGGGTGTGCAGTGCTAAACAGAGACTGGCCATCACCGTAAGTTACGGCAGCGGTAAAGCCGTTGTTCAAGGTGGCCGCAGCTTTGACTTGCTTGGTGTAAGCCATACCACGGGCCAGAGCCTTGGTGTAGCGGCTAGAGAGGCTATCGTACAAGTTATCTTCCACAGCTTCCTCAGTGATGGCGAAGCCCATCGCAATGGTTTCGTGGTTGTAACGAGCAGTCCAAGCTTCCTGCGCATTGTCATAAGCAATGGCAGAGCCCTCAGCCTTCACCGGAGCGGCGGAGAAGCCCGACAGCTTGGTTTCCTCTTCAAAGCTACGCTCCGAGGTTTCGACTTCGTAGATTTCCTTGTGCTCTTCGCCGTATTTAGCGTACTCAAGTCCAAACAAAGCGTTCAGTCCGGGGAGCAGTTCTTTAAGTAGTTGTGCGCGTGAAATAG